TCTTTAAATATAATATACAATGTGCAAGTTCCCCCCAAGTTGTCAGACAATTCAAAATAACAACATAAATCGAACGTATGAACTATAAGAGCGTTTATAAATTAAAACATATATTGTTAACAATTTATTTACAATTATGACATAACGTGTTAACAGTAATACAGTAATATATTAATCAGAAAGAGGAAAGGGGATATTAAATTATGAGAAAGTCAAATAATTATAACAAGTTTTTAGAGTATATAGCGTTTGGAGTAGGGGGAAACCATGGAGACGCTGTTTACACGGATAATGGAGTATTAGAGTGTGTAGCAGAAGCACGCGTTGAAGATCTTGAAGGATATTCAAAACTATTCAAATGCAAGTATGGTAAAATGGCAATGGATAGCGATACATGGTTAAAGTTCAAAGTTGTTCTTGTGAATAAGGACGTTATCAATATCAATCATTGTCCGAATCAAAACACATGCTGTATTGTCTCGCCTTTTGTACATTGCGATTATAACTATAAATCAGATACTTGCATTAAAGCGCATAAGAATTTTATTCATGATTGCGAGCAACTACATAAACAAATGAAAGCAAAAAGCAATCCAGAATGGCATCACGTTAGCCTTGCAACACTTGCCAACATTGATTTTGATATGCTTGACGAAAAGCGCAAGCTTGTATTCGATATCAACCATATATTAAAAGATGGTATTCGCAATTTATACAAATGCGAGAATCATATTTCATTTGAAGTCTTAGAAAGATATGTAATTAGAAAATGTGATGCATTGATTCGACGCAATCGTTTAAAATCGTTCTGGTTTTCATATATTGCAGGACAGCTTGATGAGGTTAGAAGAAACACTAGTTATTTATATAAGCCATATATTACAGCACATAGAAATAGATGGTAATGTCACAGCTATAAAGGTAAGCCATCTACAAAGTTTATGACAATTCAATACTGGGTTGAAAGTTGAATCAATTGAGTGGAAAAATAGAAAGTGAGGTTATGGCATGGATAATTTAACACAGATAAAGAAAAACAGACTTTTAAAAGAATGTAGCGATAAAATTTTAGAAACACCACTTTTTCATAATGACATTATGAAAATGTATGCTTATATCTACGATTGCACAGCAACAAGTGATACACTGGCAGAGATTCAACTTATGGAAACTGTAAAATCATCACTTGATTTTCTTGTGAGGGGGGTCTTAAAATGATTTATTCAATTAGTGTGAGTGGCTTCGACAATGATAATACCTATCAGCACGACCGTGACCTTATTAAAGCTAAAAGTTTTAAGGAAGTGTTTGAATATACTATTGATTATATGTGGGCAGGGTGGACTTTTACAAAAATAGAAATTGAGATAGTAGAAGAAAATCAGTATATTATACAATATCATGATAACTATACTAATGAAAATGACCTTTTTAGTTGCAAGGCAGACAGTGAACTTGATGCAAAGATAAAGTTTAGACTTTGTAATGACTTTTCAGATACTAAACGGTATGATATAATCAGTGTAAAAGGAGCGTAGAAAAATAAAGAGGGCTTGCCCTCTTTATTTAATGCAATGGGATATTGAATTCTACCCCGTACAATTGGATTTGGTCAACAGATGTAAAAGTTTTATAACCATCCCCACTTACGTCAATCAATTGTAAATAGATTGAACCTGTATCAATTTGAGTATCATCATAAGGGTTAATTGTCAGCACGGCAAAACATTGATGCCAACCGTTACTATCATGTAAAATAGCATTGCAATTGCATATTGACTGTTCATTTACAAAAGTTATGTTGTGGTGCATAACAATGACAGATTTACTTGTGAAATTTTTAGCAGATTTGAAAGTCATGCCTAACATTTTAATAACATTTCCTACACTACAATGCGCATTATCATTAGTAATATCTAAGTGCATAGTACCTATGCTAAGAGAGCATTCGACACCAGTAATATAAGCGTCCATTGATCTATTCCATGTTGCATAACCATTCATAGCTTTGTAAACCATGTCAGCGATTGAATGTTGTCCATTTGCGTTAGGGTGGATATTATCGGATGATAATACACTACCCCATCTTAATGCACTGTCAGCGCCACTCAAATATTTGTATCTGTTCCATGATGTAACATAAACAGCTTTGGCAGCTTCATACGCTTTTTGGGCGGTTAATTTAGGATATTTGCTTACAATAGGTGTTGCGATCCATCCAATGTATAAAGTTGCATTTGGTAGTGAATGCATAATAGTTTCAACTTCTGTTATACCTTTTATAATAGCGCTTGTTTGTTCAAATTGGTCATTCCAACCGCCAGCAATAACAACATACTTTACAAGTTTTTTCTGTTGATCTGTTAAGGAAGCAACAGCGGCTGTAAGTAATTCTGAAAATGGAGTGTTTGCTGCAAAACCGCTGCCACCCTTACTTTTATTAACGTAAAAGCTAGCGTTTGAAAAGTAACGTTCATGCAGAATATCACACCACGACTTAACAGTTCCGTCAGGGGTGTACCCTTCCCCGTAAGAGTCGCCTATTGTTATTAGTCCGTATTCAGTAAGCCATGTGTCTATAATGTTAGACAATTCGCCGCTGTTTTTCAGATCATCAAGATATTTGTCAATAGCAGCAATATAATCTAAATTATCAATGTAATTTTGAACGTCCTTTTGCCACTTATCCCACTCCTCATTATAGTGTTCCCACGTTGCTTCAAGGGCTTTAACCGTGCCTAATAGCCAATCAAGGTTCAAATTATGAAAATCAGTATACGGAAAATTAGAAAATGCCATACTATCACCCCTCTATTATTTAAATTGATCACTAGGGATAACTTTGTACTTATTACCGTCATTACCTGTAACTAAAATTGGTTCAAAAGCGGTATCGAAATAGTGACTATTAGGTATTTGACCAAATGCCGTTATTGCAAAAGATATGGTAGCAACTTTACTAACATCTGCGATGTTAACAGTAATATAATCCGGAGAAGTCGAATTAACGACGGGGTATTTCTGTATGCATGGATAAGTAGGGCTATCTGCTTTATTAAGACCCCAAGTATTTTTACCTCCATAAATGGTTAATTCACTATATGTATAGCCGTCTGGTAACGTAATACGATTGCTTTCCCCAGGATCCAGTGAAATAAATATAACATTACCGGTTACATTCATAATCATAATAGTCTACCTCCTTTTTCCCAACCATAACCATCAATAACACCAATTGAAATTGTTTCAAGCTCTTTTCCACAGTGCATAAAAAAGCCGTGTCCAATATCAAGCGCAATGTGTCTACCCGTGCTGCCAAAAGTTGTATAAAGTAAATCTCCGTCTTTAGTCTTGTCAGGAGTCGTTATATTTGTACAAGTGTTTATGTATGCAGTTGAATACATAAACTGCCCTGTTACAAGATTGATAAAGCCGCTGCAATCAATCACTGTCTTTCCTAAACAGAAAGCCTTGATTTGTGCTTTCTGTGAAGCCGTATACTTCTTAAAATAATTTGGTTCTGCATTCCATAATGCCTCAAAAACCTCAGGAGTACACTTTTGCCCCTTCGCTCCGTAAAGGTATGCGTATTGATCACGGTTTTTGTAAAGCTCTCTAGCTTTTGCAATGTAAGCAACATTCTTATCAGGAATATCATAGATCATAGTTTAATTCTCCTTTTCTTTTACGATTGCTAACAACTCTGTTATAACTTGAGTGTTATTGTTTAGTGCGTCAACCCACTTTGAGCTTTCAGCGTCATGCTTGTCATACCATGCTTTACGTTCTTCTCGCTGCCTTACATCGAGTGCATTTACATACCACATAACAGCGCCTAAACATACGCACGGCACGCCTACCATTTGTGCAATTTGCGCAATTGCATTCATAATTTCCATAATTTACCTCCATAAATACTTGTTAGTCAGTAAAATTATAACAACTCCGATTGCAATAATTATAAATTCCATATCACCACACTCCTATTAAAAGTCTGTCTGCATAAAGTTTACATACATTATCAAGAAAATTGTAAGCTTTAGCCAAATCAATTTCCGCTTGCATCATTTGTTGCGAAGTTGTAACACCTATGTTACCATGTATTCTTCCGTCATGTTTTCCGCTTGTTGTTGACTCATCCAAACCATTGGTAACACTTCCGTGTGATGTGTCAGCTCCAAAAGTCTGTGAGTCGCTACCACTATCAGTTGTGTTGTCAGTGTTTGCCACCTCAGGAGTTGAAGAATTAAACGCTGCAACCTTATGAGTACTGTCAGAAACTTTTCCAAAAGTCGTTGTAACACTACCCTTATTAAATGTTTCTTCTGTATCAACTTTTCCCTTCTGAAAAGTGCCTCCGCCAGTATCAGTCCAGCTTTCAATTCTATCATAATTTTCTATTGGATTATACTCTAATTGAGTAATTTCCCACAAGTGATCAATAGTCCATTGTAAAGACTTTGCTACACTTGTAACATGCCGTCTTAAATATTTGGGGTCTTGATAAACAGGGGTGAGATCGCCATATGAAAGCAAAAAATGTTCAATGAGTTGATCTTTTGACAAACCTTTAACATAGATATCGTTAAAGATATTATTATCATAGTCATACAGAGTCGCTATTGGAATAATTGTTCTCACGTTGTTCACCCCCCTCTATTGATAGGATATCTCAAACGTGCTTTAATGTCAAGCCCAAAATGAGCGTTTACAGCTTTAAAGCATTCGTTTAGTGTTTCCACCCACAACTCGCACTTTGACATTACCGCGTTTTTGGTTTCCGCAACCTCATCTGTTATCATACGTTCTTTCTTGTCAGGTGCTGTATAAATACCAATCTCCATATCAAAAGCGTGTTTGAGATTTTCAACACTTTCCAACGCTGCCTTAACAACATTGTAACATTTTTCGATATCATTGTTAAAGAACTCATACAATGGCTTTCCGGTTTCCTTATCATATAACGCTTGATTGATCACCACAGCAAGCTTTCCCGACATGATACCATCAAAAGCAACTTTAAATGTTTCAGCTGTGCTTTTGTTTTTGGCTGTAAAAATAAAACCAAATTTTGCGAGCGCACTTGCAACGTCATGATTAGATAGAGTCATGGCGACTCTCTGTGCGTATGAATTTATCAGATCCCCTATACCACACCAATCAGGAGTTAATCGCACTACTTCGCAATCAGTACCAATAACCAAATCTCCGTTAAAACTTGCGTCAAAAGCGGGATTAGCAACTACATAGTTAGTTGGCTGATATTGCACATCAAATCCATAAGGATTTCCATGTTGTGGAATGATACCAAATTTTCCCGTTTCCATAACGCAAAAGTTACCTTTTAAAAACAAAAGAGGATAGATATAATTTTTTGCCCAATTTTGAGGCATACCATCGAAAATTATAAGACTTTCGGCACGTTGCAAAAAGTAGCGAAAGTATGTTGCGTAGTCCCACGTATTGTTAATATGAATCATATTTGGATTCTGTCTGGATTCATACTCGTTAATAATAGGGCTTGATACAGCTTCGCCCACATAGTACCCACTATATACAAAAGGTTTCATTCTATAAATATACCCCCATTCAAAAAATCATTGATTATTGCTTTTCCGTTTTCAGTTGCAGAGCAACTTACATCTGCACTTTCGCATTGTAAAAAACCAGTTAAACCAGATAAACTAATCTTTTTACAAACTGGGTAACCAAAATGTTCATAATCTCTGTTTGGCTGATTTGCAAAAATAGCACGTAAAGCGATAACGTTACTTCCTACCATTGTACCGCCGCTACCGCCACTTGTTTCAACAGTTGGCGCAATGCTAGAAATGCCAGACTCAATAGCAGATATACCACCTAAAATGTTATGCGTTGCAAACGAAAAAGCAGCATTGATTGCACTTGATACAGTACCAATGACATTTGTAGAACGTGACGAATAACTAACAGGTGCGCCACAATTTCCCGTTGCAGTGAAAAGAAGTACGCTTCCCGCCTTTACAGTAACAAAAATAGCGCCGTTTATATCGACAGAATATTTTATTGTTAGAGCGTCAATATTTGCTAGTTCTTTACTGGATAACCGCATAGTTCCAATAAAAGGCAATGTTAGTATATATTGCGTAAACGGTTCATATAACATATACTTGTGAGTATCACTTTCGCTGTGATGCGGTACTGCTATAGATATGATATGTGTAAAGACTTCCCCTGTGCCAACTTCTCTGCCGCTATAACTTGTGGAAACATACCCGAGTACAATTTGTGTTGGCGTTCCGTCTGGAACATCAAACGGAACCCATATTGCACTTTGTAAGTAATCTTGCGGTCTAACTATTTCTTTTTGCACATCCGCAGGTGTTTCAAGTATTGTGTTTAAACCGTTTAAATAATCAGGAGAGTACAAATATTTTGTTACAGCTTTAAACGTTGCAGGATGTAAAGCCAAAAAAGAATTTTCGCCATTACCGATAATGCAACACAAAATCGAGCCTGTTGTTGAAGTTGGTAAAGTTGCAGTTGACTGTGAAATTGTTGGTTGGGATGTAGTTGGAAACATGGTGTCAATCAAGTATCTGTTAAAATTTGCAACATTCGATGATCTTGTTACATACATAGAGTTACTTAAAATCTCATCTTTATAACTTGCCAAATAATCACAAGTGCAAGAAATTTCATAAGTAGATTCTACATATGTAACATCATTAACAAAATAATACCTACCAAAAGTTGCACAGTATGCAACATTCCACTCAAAAGGTGCAACACCTTGTAAAATGAAAGTTGGATTTTCTACACTTGTACCGCTTTTAAGTACACAAGATGCACCTTCTGAAAACGTTGGAATTTTCGTACTATTTATTCTTTTGTCTGATTTTCCAAATTTAACTTCAAATGCCATATGTACCCCCTATTCAAGAAAAGGGGCTTGCGCCCCTTTACGTTAATCAAGTAAAATCAAAATTGCATTTTCGGTAAAGTCAACAGGTGTCTTGAATGTGTAATGATTCCAACCGTTTCTGAATCCAAAACGTGCGTTTAATGGTTCTAGTGCGCTCCATTGATCAACAGGAACGATTCCTAGCGTGTCAATATCCATCATAATTCCAAGAACGTTGTCAACCGTTTGATTTGATAAAGTAAACTTTGTCTTTCCATCTGGTTTTACTCCCTCAGCGCTACCCTTGATTTGCATTGGATTGCTAGGGTCAGTCCAGAAAGTTACTTTCTCATAATCTCCCAACTCAGCTTTCTCAGGGTGGAAAAACTCGCTGCCATTAGCCTCAAAATAATTTCCAAATTTTGAAACCAGATAAAAACGCAAGTCAGCCGCGTCTGTATGCTTGTTTACAACTTTGCCTGTGAAATCACCATGAAAACGTGTACCGCGAACGGCAAGGTTTTCTTTAAGCGTTTTCATTTCTGCACTTAGCCAAATCATAAATGGGCGGAAATCAGCCGGATTCATGATTGTTTTTGCAGTCATTGCAAGCCCTGTCTCAGCGTTGTACTTTGTTAATGCGTGAAAAACCTGCTCTTTTTTGCACATATTGCCACTTGTAGGTGTTGCTTTACCCGCATCAGCAAGGATAATTGCAAGGTTTGCGAGTTGCGCACGCGACCTATTTTCAAGGTCAATCTCGTAAACATTTGAAAATTCAGTCATCAACATAGAGAAATACGCTGCTACTCCTGCCTCAGAATCAAACGCTGCATTGATCTGATTCTTGTAAATAGTGTACTTCCTAGCATAAGTTTGACCACCACTAGCGATTGTAAGAAGTACATCATACTTTACGGGCTTTGTTCCTGCGTTCCAATCTTGACTTGCCTCAGCTTTAGCAAGCTCAATATTGATATTCCACTCATCATTATCAACCTCAGAGTTATTTACAATCGGGGTAAACTTTCTAATATAATTACCATAGCGCTGCGCATCCCAAACCATACCAGAAAGTTTTCGTGAATACGGTCGAATAGAATAAATTGATTTTGCAAGAACTGTCGGAATGATTTGATAAAGGTTGTCATCTTCTCTATCAAAGCCCATTTTAAACGTATTTTGCATCTGCCCAAAAGTTAAGTTTTGAGCAGACGTTCTACCAGTATACTGGTTATACATTTCTGTAAGTAGTGGTGCAATTTGTGTATATGTAAGATTTGCCATTGTTTACCCCCCTTTAGAAAAATTTACTAATATCTGGCTTGTCGTTTGAACCGCCAAAATTAGTCTTGCCGTTTGCAAGCTGCTGTGCTTTTACAAGTGCAGCCGCAAATTTGTCATAGTCAAATGAACTATCTGCCTTATGATCTGTATTCTGATCTGTATTCTGATCTGTCTTCTGATCTGTATTCTTATCTGTCGTAACGTCAAACGCTGCAATTTCATCTTTACTGTAGCCTGCATTTACAAGCTTCAAAATTTCATCAATTTTCATATTTTAACCTTCTTTCTTTATTTGTTGACAGCTGTAAACAGAATCGAACTGTTACCTTGTGATTCAAAGTCACATGCGCTAACCATCTACGCTATACAGCAGTAATAGGCGGTCTGTCTGTCGTCCCCGACTCGCACACACTGGCTAGTGTTTGGATAGTGCAACCGCCTATTTATTATATATCATTTATATAATTGTTTGTCAATTACAACTTTATAGAATATCATACCATGATACACAATCAAAAGATGCTAAAAAATCGCACTGTGTTTCATAGTCTGAAAATGTTATATCCCCACTTATAAACATAGGTTTTAAATACTTTTTACTACTTGTTTGCCAACGTTCTAGTGATGATGGCGAAGCATCAAAAACATCATCGCAATGAGAACGCATAGGTTTAGTCACGTAAAATTTAAAGTCTGACTTATGAAGCCACACGGAAAACAAAGGTGTTTTCATATCGTGCGTGTATTCTTTTAAGTTTTGATGCCGTATTCTATCATCTTCCAAATCCATAAAGTCATTATCAAGCTCCATTTTCGCTCTGCCTTTTGGAAGATTTCTGTAAAAAGCGTTTTGTCTCTTTTTCTCAGAAATGGGAGACTTAAAAGGCAGTATGAGTGTTGTTTCGCACCTATTTACTTGTGTAATCTCAGTTCTTTCTTTTACTGCTTTGTAACAGTCAGGTATAAGGCGATATCCGATTAAAATATTAGACATAATCGCATTAGAGTTCCCAAAAAACCACGTTCTTATTTTTTCCGTTTCTGAATCAGGGCGATTTCTGAAAAGTACTTCCATAATATTTTTATATGCTTGGAACTCATTTTTTATAGGTCTGTCGCCTTTTTGAGGAATGAATTCATCAAAAATCACATCATAAAACCTTGTAAAATCTATTCCGGTTTTGTTTTGAAAAGTAGACAATGACACCCCAACTATAAAAGGTTTATCGTTTTGTAAGTCCTCGTCTGTCAGATATGCTTTGCCATATCCTTTTTTGTCGTTATACTTCAAACGAATATCTTTCCCGAACCAGTCAGGTTTTACAAAGTCGCCAATTGTAGAAAAGCTGTTCTCGAGTGCAACGTTCGTTCTACGCACATATAAAATAGGGAAGTGCCCATCATTCCATATATCACATATTAGATGTGATTTTCCAATACCTCTGCCCCCTATGATATCTATATATCGCTGTCCAATATCACAAATATATTTATAATTCAAATACCCGTTTTCTTTATACAAGTTCATATTATCACCTCTTAACTTAAAAGAGGGAAGTCATTTGACTTCCCTTCCTGCCTTATACAAGCTCAAAATTCATGTAAGTCCTGCCTGCCTTACTCTGTGAGCGTGTCAGCCTAAACTGCAAATTGTAGGTGTCCATAAAATGGAAAGCACTTTCTGCCGTCTTAATCACAATTGGACTTGACGTTGCAATTGTTACAATTTCACCCGTCTCAATATCTGTATTGTAGAACACAGCAACTTCTTTTCCATCATCTGTTGTGTATCGCACATAATCAGTTACGTTTAGAATGGTGTCGTCTGGCAAATTTTTCATTAACAAATGATTATCATTTGCCATCTTAAACATTTCTTTCTTGTCAAACTCTCTTGATTGCATTTCAATTCTCATTTTCACTATCCTCTTTTCTTTTTTATTAAAGGTATTATCCTTTACAAGTATATAATACAATATCTAATAAAGTTTTGCAAATAAAACGTTGTTTATTCTGCTATTTCATCAACTATAGTATAGTTCTTGATTTGATCATCTGATAAACCTATCTCATAATCGCGTGCTATCATACAACTATAGCCCGTATACTCTGTTATTGCTTCTTTGCCTTGATAATCTTTAACTTTTACTTTTGTAACGTTATCGCTATCATTGTACCAAATCTGAAAACCGCCACTATTTTTTATCTTAAAACCGTCTCTAAAGTTATCAAGGTTTTTGATCGCTTCAACACCACGTGCCTTTTTAACTCCCGATATTGTACAGCCAAAGTATGTTTTGTCTTTTGTTTCTTTATAAGCATTAAAACAATACTTCTTTGCGCCTAGCGTTTTAAAATCTTTGTATTCGGGTTCATACCTATTTTCAGATTTTACATCGCTTTCACAGTCAAAATATCCGATATAATATTTTTTGCCGTCAATATCAACAAAAGTATTAGTTTCTTCACACAGCTCATATATCCAATTATTTAATTCTGTCAATTTCTCAAAATTAAAGTTAGTTGCTTTACAACTATCTGTATCGCAATAAATATAGTTACTTTCTGCACAAGCTAAAATACGTCGCAAATGTTTACGTGCGTGAGCAGTTGTATATACACCCCACACATACGGCAAAACACTTTTCTCACTCTGTTCTGAAATAGATTTTTCATCGGGAATCGAAAAGCCGCTTGCGTCAACTTTTTCTTTATATGAGGTATCATTTTCATACATTGCGTACGAAAATTCTTGCCATTCGTTTTCCAAATACAACATAATAGGGTGAATAGGGTCTGTTGCAGCCATTCCATAAATACCGTTTAATTTATTTTTAGCTTTCATTAGATCGTACTCCGCTTCTTCCCTCTCTTTTGAATTTGGCGCTGTTTTCTTTACGGATATTTTCAGTTTTGTTTTCGCCGTGAAATATTCCATAATAACACTTCTTACATCATCGGGAATGTATCCATAGCGTGCAGTATAGAGTGTATCTTCTATAATTTCAATGCTGTCAAAATCGTAGCATTCTTCTATTATGGAAAAGTCTATATCTGTCACAGTTGTTTCAAGCTCTGCCACTTTCCACACTCTGCCATTGTCGGGGTCGACACCTTGCAAATTACGGCATTTGCTTATAGATAGATACGGATTGTATTGATCTTCTTTAAGTCTTACATTTGTAAGCTTTATTTGTGCTATCCATGCAAGATTTTTACTTTTTATATACTTTAAACATTTTGATGTTACGGGCATTTTTTCAAATGCCGTCATTGGAAACTGCATCAAAAGAAGCATAGCTGGATACATGCTGCTAGCATCAAAGCTATAAACGTCATGATAGATTTTAGCACATTTTATCATGTTGGCGTGAGTATCACCACCCCGAAAAGCCTCTTTCAAAAGTTTGTATGTTTTGTCTGTTAAAGCTAACTTTTTCTTTAGCATTCTGGTGGTAGTGCCTTTTCTTATAGCTCTTTTCATGTCTCGCCTTACATATGAGGTACTTGTCAAAGGCACAGTTGCAATTGTATCTTTATCTTTTGTAAGCATGTAACTGATTGCTTCCCAAAGTCCTAAAGTATCATTGATGATATATCCCCACTCTATAGGATTGATATAGCTCTCATTATGCCTTATAAGTGAGTAGTCCAAATCACCTTTTGCTTTTATGTGTGCACATCCCGCCATTTTTTTCGTGAAGTTATCAAGCGACATGTTTGTGAGCTTATAACTACACCTCAGCTCAATACCACGTTTCTTTAAGCGCCACACAAGCGGTTTACGCTTTCCCGTTGCAAACACTTCGCTATAATCGTTTAAATAGCCAATCATAAAAGAAAATTCAAAAGGCAGATTGTGAACGTAAATCACAAAATACCGTGACTCACTTGTTTTATAGTAAGCTTGTATTTTATCAAGTAAAACAATAAAATCTTTCCAATATCTGCCTTGCACTTCTTCGCCATCAATGCAAGCAGACCAAACATACATAAAAGCATCAATAGGCTTTGTGACTTCTTCGCCTTGATCATCTTTTTCAATCCGTGTCCGTGATGTTGTTTCAATGTCAAATGTTCCAAATTGATCAATATAATAGGGACTGTCTTTCTTTTTGCCTAAAGGTTTATGCAAGGAAAAGCCATGTGACGGCACATAGTCCGTCACTGACTTAACCTCTATATTATCATATTCGTTTGATCTATTTAAACATTGAACTATCATGATTTACAGCTCCTGTTTTATAGACTTTGGTTTTGGCTTCGCTCGAATGCTCTTGTATAGTTTGTTTGCTGCTTTAAATTCTCTCGCTTTATCTTTCCATGATAGCGAACTATTTTGTATAATTGCGACTCTAAACTCAGCTTGATCTTTTAAATTTGGGTATAATTCTTCAGATGCTTTAAAAAGTTCTTGCAAGCCCTCTCTATTGTTTGTATTTATTGCCTCTGTTAACAGTGTAACAATTTGATCACTTGAAAGCTTTGCATATTTTTTATCTGACAGATAATACAACGTATTGAAAAGCTTGTCACGAACGCTTTTGCTAAGTTTAGATATATCAACTCCGTAACGCTCCTTGAATGTTGCAACACGCTTGTTTTCTACTTCAATACTGCCTCTTGCTGTCGAAGCTTTTGCTTCGAGATAGCGGAGAAGCTTGTTTTCAAGTGCTCTCATCTCACGAATTGAAAAATCCTTATATACTGCTTTACCAGTTGAAACATAAGAAGCGTTATAAGAAACGTGCTTGTTGAAGTAGTCAACAGCATCCCGATATCTGAAAAGTGCTGTTCTATCCTCTGTGATTCGACCTTTACTAATTGCTGTCGTTAGCGTTTTCGCTCTTTTGTTTGCAACGTTGGCAAGTTTGCCGACCCGTGCGATATACTCAGACTTACTTGAAGTGGACACAATAGAATCGTAGTGCCAACGTGTAAAATATTTTGCTTGAATTTCTGTCTGTTTCATAACTCGATACCTCTCTTTGCTAATTCTTCTTTTACAATGTCATATTTATAGTTATGTGGTGTAATTTCTCTGAAAATGTTACCAATTTGCTTTTCAGTGTAGCCGTTCTGTTCCAATACTAAAACAACGTATTGAACCGCTTCTATACCTTCTTTATAGCTACAATTACATTTATTACGTGGTGCTATACTCCATGTCGATATCTTAATATCATTAACCGCTTGAACTAACATGGCATGTGTCAACATTTCATAAGGTGGTAACTTGCTATATATAATGCCGTCTTTAGGTCTTTTCATTTCTTTATATCTCCTTGAGTTTTTCTTTTATTGTATCATGGAGTTGTTAACAAATAAAGGATAAATTATGAACAAAGTGTAAACAAATTATTGTTATAGTTGATATAGAACAGAGAGACGAACAAATGTATTAACTCGAACAAATGTATCAATAGCCGAGCTGACAAGAACAAATGTGCTAACAGCGGAGGCGACAGACGACCAACGACCGAGGGCGA